TTGATGATACAATTAATGCTCTCGTTTTAATCGGTGAGCACGGTCACGGTGATGAATATGGCATCGGTTCGCCTGAGTCATATACCGTAAAGGAAGTTGCTGAATTATTCGGTGGCGAAATACAAGTTTTACCACCACGAAAAGGCAATAGGTTTGCCGCCGAGGTTCATACTGAAAAGACTCGGCAACTTGGTTGGGAACCAAAACATAAACTATCTGATTATATTACTAAACTGAAGAAGAGGAATTGGAAATGAAAACTTTGAAAATGGCCATTGTCGGCCACGGCTTTGTTGGTAAGGCGGTTGAATATGGCTTCTCTACTCCCAAGGTTAATATTCAGCTGATTGATCCTCTGCTGAAGACTACTCTCCATGATATTAACGATAATAAGGATGTGGTGTTTGTTTGTGTACCCACTCCGATGGGTGATGACGGTTCCATTAATGCATCCATTCTGAAGGAGGTTGTGAAGGGACTTTATGATCATCCATTCACAAAGACTTCTATTATCGTAATCAAGTCCACAGTAACACCGAATATTCTCGATGAACTCTCCAAGATGGATTATAATAATCAACTGGTTTACAACCCTGAGTTCCTGACTGAGAACAATGCTAACCAGGATTTCATTAATCCTATCATGCACGTCTTTGGTGGGACTGAGGTCCGCTCGCAGGGTCTGTATGATATCTACAAGAAGTATAGTCGTTGTGCTGATTGTCCTACACACTTCATGTCGATTACTGAAGCCAGTCTGGTAAAGTATGGCATTAACTCATTCCTTGCTACTAAGGTTCTGTGGTTTAATGAATTCTATGATGTTGTTGAAAAGTCGAATGCAAATTATAATACAGTAATTAATGCTATCGTAGCCGATAAGCGGATCGGCACAAGTCACGTCTCTGTTCCCGGTTGGGACGGCAAACGCGGCTTTGGTGGACCTTGCTTCCCTAAGGATTCGGCTGCATTCTATCGGTACTCGAAGTCGCTTGATGTTCCGCACATGACATTGTGTACTGCAGTTACCAAGAACGCTCTTGAATATCGTCTCAAGTATGCAAAGCTTGATGACCGTGAGATTGAACAGAAGGTTAATTTCAACATCCACCTTGACTGATTGGTGATTAATGACTTGGAATGAAAAGTATACGAACCTCGCCAAGGAAATTTCTACTTGGTCGAAGGATCCTAATACACAGATTGGCTGTGTTGCAATTGGTCCTCATGGCCAAATTGTAAGCCAAGGCTATAATGGCTTTCCTCGGGGTGTAAATGACTCCGAGGAACGACTACACAACCGAGAATTAAAGCATAAATATGTTGTTCATGCCGAAATGAATTGCATCTATAATGCCGGCTTGACTGGAACTTCACTTGAAGGTTCCACAATGTATGTTTACGGTCTACCTATTTGCCACGAATGTGCGAAGGGTATTATCCAATCGGGTGTAAAAGAAGCTCGATCATATTTCTCAACCGATAAAGATATATCCCGTTGGATTGATTCAACTAACTTAGCTTCAGAGATGTTTAATGAAGCGGGTGTGAAATACTATATTAATGATACGGAGTATAAATGAAGCATTTTATTTTTGACTTTGAAACTGCCGGCCAGGATATCCATTCCTGTGCTATCCTGGATATGGCTTGTTATGTTTTTACAACTGAGCAAATGTTAAGCTCAAAGCCTTACGATCTTGATACAGTAAAAGATGTAAAAAGATTCAAATTAGATCTGTCACATCAGCGAACCCAGTATAAATATAAGGTTGAGGAAGATACCACAAAGTTTTGGTACTCTCAACCCAAACACATCTTTCAGCGCATTATTCCTAGAGATGATGATCTTCTACTTGAAGATTTCTCGGAACAGCTTCTGGAGTATCTAGAGCCACATAAAATCAATTATTGGTGGTCGCGATCAAACACATTTGATCCTATCATTCTTTGGCGAATTTTTAATGACACCAAACAAATTGGTAAGCTTCATCAAAAGTTGCCTCACTGGGGTCTCAGAGATACTCGGTCGTTTATTGATGGCGCTCTCAACTTTCCTAAGAAGAATGGTTTCATTCCTGTTAGTGATGAAAAGATCTGGAATGATGTTTTTGAACTACACAATAGTTCATGGGATATTGTGGCAGATATTTTAAGAATCCAAGCAATCGTTCGAACTAATCATAACTTGGAGATTTAATTATGGAATCTATTGAGTACAAGTATAATGAAGGTAAACTTCTAAAAGAGATTACCGACTACATTAATAACACCTACGATGAACACTATTCACAGAATAAGTATCAGGCTACCGAGTTTATCATCGACGGTGGCCACGGCATCGGCTTTACCGTCGGTAATATTCTGAAATATGCACAGCGCTATGGACATAAGGGAACCTCAACTGATTGGCGGAAGGATCTGATGAAGGTCATTCATTATGCTATCATGGCTCTGCATGTTCATGATTCCGAATATTCTACGCCTGCTGCGACAATACAAGCAGATTCTGCTAAAGGTGTCATCACGGCTAATCATGTGGATTGGCTCAAGGGTGCCCTGGATACAATGAACAATCAATTTGGTAAGGATGTATAATGATTAATCATGCTCAAATGGTCGCGGCTCTAGTAAAGCCTGGCGACGATATTATAGTTTCGTTAACTCCAGCAAAGGCCGATTTGTGGCATATGGCGACTGGTGTTTCAGGTGAATCTGGTGAACTTCTTGATGCTATTAAAAAGCATGTGATTTACAATAAGCCTCTTGATCGCGACAATGTTGTTGAAGAACTTGGCGATCTTGAGTTTTATATGGAAGGCATTCGACAGAATCTTGGTATTACTCGAGAAGAAACAATCACTCAGAACATTGAAAAGCTATCGGTTCGTTATCACGGCTTGAGTTACAGTGATCAAAAGGCTCAAGATCGAGCTGATAAAAACTAAAAGGAAACATTATATGGAAAATAATGAACTTGCACTTTATATTGCTCTTGATCGTTCTGGATCGATGAGCTCTCGGTGGGAACAAGCCATCGAAACAATTAATGAATATGTGAACGGTTTGAAGAGAGAAAAGATCGAAGGTAAGATTACTGTAGTCGCCTTTGATACTAATAGTGAGAGTAAGACTGATCTCGTAACTATGATCGAAAATCAGAGCATCGCTTACTTTGATCCAATTAATCATAAGGGTGATATTCAACCTAGAGGAACTACGCCTCTATTTGATGCTGCAGCAAATGTAATGGATCGTGCACTTAAGAACGGTGCTAAGCGCACAGTTATTGCTATTATGACTGATGGTCATGAAAACTCATCACGTGAATATGATCAAGCCGCGATTAAGAACAAAGTTACGATGCTAACTGAAAAGCGTTATGAAGTTCTATTTCTCGGTGCAAACTTTGATGTCGCCGCGTACACTCAGTCATCTGGCTTAAATATGACTAAGATGCGTAACGTTGACCTGACGAATAAGAACGAGCGTATGTATATGTCCAAGGATCTATCCTCATCAACTGTAGCATATGCAGCGACAGGTGCTTCGATCGACCTATCTCAGAAAGGTAAGTAATAATTATGGAAATTAAGGTACCTATTGAAACTCTACGTGAGCGCAAGCTCTTTTTGGCTACTCCCATGTATGGAGGAAGCTGCACTGGCATGTATGCCCGGTCCATTGCTGACCTATCGGCTCTTTGCACTCATTATGGCATCCGTCTTCAGCTCTATTATCTGTTTAACGAAAGCCTGATTACTCGTGCACGTAACTATTGTGTTGATGAATTCCTTCGTTCGGATTCAACTCACTTAATGTTTATCGACTCTGATATCGGCTTTAATGCCAAGGATGTAATTGCACTTCTTGCTCTTTCGGATCATGAAGATCCTAATAATGATTATGATATCATTGCAGGTCCATATCCTAAGAAGTGTATTGCTTGGGAAAAGATTAAGCTTGCCGTCGATAAGGGCTTTGCTGATGAAAATCCTCAAAATCTTGAGAAGTACATCGGCGACTATGTGTTTAATCCAGTTGGCTCGGGTTCAATTCCTCTGAATAAGCCAGTTGAAGTTCTTGAAGCTGGTACTGGTTTCATGATGATCCGTCGTCAAACCTTTGACAAGTTCAAGGAAGCTTATGCTCATCGTCAATCATATAAGCCGGATCACGTTCGTACTGCTCACTTTGATGGTACTCGTGAAATCCTAGCCTATTTTGATACTCCAATCTGTGAAGAAACAAAGCGCTACCTTTCTGAAGACTATATGTTCTGTCAGTGGTCACGTAAGATTGGTATGAAGGTTTGGTTGTGTCCGTGGGTTGAATTGCAGCACGTCGGTATGATGGTTTTTGGCGGATCGCTTGTCGACCTTGCCAGAGTCGGTGCAAACGCCACAGCTGATATCACACAACTGAAAAAGTGATTTACATAATTCTTGAAATGGATTATAGTACAAAAGGTTGAAACTAGAAAGGAACCTATATTATGAAATTTGATGCGAAGACTATTCAAGTACTGAAGAATTTTGCCAATATCAATCCGTCGATTGTTTTTAAAGTTGGAGGCACTTTGGCTACCATCTCTCAAACTAAGACAATCCTTGCCAAGGCAAAGCTCGACCAGGAAATTACCTCGTCGTTTGGCATTTATGACTTGAATCGCTTCTTGAGCACCTTGTCGCTCTTTGAAAATCCCTCGATTGAGGTACGCGAAACTGAGATGATTATTAAGAGTGGCGCGCGTAAGGCAACTTATCGCTTTACTCCTGCCGAATTGATTATGACTCCACCTGAAAAGGATCTGAAGTTCCCAGATGCTGAAGTCAAGTTTGATCTTCTTGGTGCGGATCTTCAGGAATGTCTGAAGGCTCTCAATGTTCTTGGTCTGCCTGAGGTTGCTGTCGTTGGTGACGGTAAGAACATTATGCTTCAGGCTATCGACAGCAAGAATCCATCGTGTGATATTTACAGCACTACTGTGGGTGAAACTGAAGATAAGTTTAAGATGATCTTCCGTGCAGAGAATCTGAAAATGATTCCTGGAAGCTATAAGGTAATGATCTCGTCTCGTGGACTCTCCAAGTTCCATAATGACGACATTGAATATTATATCTCGGTTGAATCCAACTCGACCTTCGGTTGATGTTGGTAGCAGCCAACTGCTCTAGTGTTGGCGTGAACGATGGGAGCTGACGAAGCGAAATGTCGTCGCCGGATCCAGTAACCGGCATTATATTATGATATGGAGTTTATACTATGCTGAATGATTTCTTGTGGGTTGAAAAATATCGCCCAGCAAAGATTAGTGATACAATTCTTACTCCTGAACTGAAGGCTACCTTCCAGCAATTTGTCAATCAAGCGAATATTCCGAATCTTCTCTTGGCTGGTTCTGCTGGCTGTGGTAAGACTACTGTGGCTCGAGCAATGCTTGAAGAACTCGGTTGTGACTATATTATCATTAACGGATCTATGAATGGCAACATTGATACACTCCGTAATGAAATCCGAAACTTTGCTTCGACTGTCTCACTCACTGGTGGCCGTAAATATGTCATCCTTGATGAGGCTGATTATCTGAATGCGAATAGCACTCAGCCGGCTCTCCGTAACTTCATGGAAGAATATTCAAAGAATTGCGGCTTCATCCTGACTTGTAACTTTAAGAACAAGATCATTGATCCGCTTCACTCTCGTTGTTCTGTTATCGACTTCAAGATCACCAAGAAGGATCTTCCTGACTTGGCCAAGCAGTTCCTCAAGCGTATTTGCAATATCCTCGAGATCGAAGGTGTTGAATACGACAAGACTGCTATTGTTGAAGTTATCAAGAAGCACTTTCCAGATTGGCGCCGTTGCATCAATGAACTTCAGCGTTACTCTGCCACTGGAAAGATTGATTCAGGCATCCTGGTCAACTTCCAGGAAGTGACTCTGAATAAGCTAATGGGTCATCTGAAGGATAAAGATTATACCAATATGCGTAAGTGGGTTGCTGAAAACATTGATGCCGATGCAGTCGAACTTTTCCGTAAGATCTTTGACCAGGCATCAAAATACATTACCAAGGATACCATTCCTCTCTGTGTTCTTCTTATCGGTAAGTATCAATACCAACATGCCTTTGTTGCCGATCCTGAAATCAACCTCGTTTGTTTCCTGACTGAACTTATGGTTGAGGCTTCCTGGCTGTGAGCATCTTTGATCTTTTTAAAAAGAATAAGTGCTTTGGTTGTGATACGAAGCTGAATGAGGAATATGCAGTCCTCAGGGTTCGGTCTGAAGGTGAGTTGATCGAGATTAATATCTGTGATCGCTGTGCTGACACCTGGGATAAGACCGCAGACTTCCTACAAAAGAGAGGACCTAAGGATGCCGAGTCCATTTGACTTCATCAATGATCTTTCTTTCGGAAAGAAAAACCTAGTAAAGCAGGACCCTAGTAATCTCAAAGATTACAATCCGTGGATGATCAATAAGGGTCTTTCCTACTTCCACGACACTATCGAATATGCCAATAACATGAACATGTTGTATCATCTTGATAAAGAATTGCAACATGAATATTTTATAAATATCATCAGGCCTCGTAAGAGGTTTGCAAAATGGCATAAACAGAATAAAGATAGTGACTTGGATGCAGTAATGCGATACTATGGCTACGGTATGAGTAAAGCAAAAACTGCCCTATCAATTCTAACGCCCGAGCAACTTGAGCAAATAAGAATGAAAACACAAGAGGCAGGAAATGATAGATGATATTTTCAGAGGAAAGGGCGTAGAAGTTCGCATCGGCGACGACGACAACTTCCTTAAGATTAAAGAAACATTAACTCGTATCGGTATCGCATCAAGAAAAGATAAGACTCTTTATCAGTCGTGCCATATTCTTCATAAGCAAGGTAGATACGCAATCGTTCACTTCAAAGAGCTTTTTGAGCTTGACGGGAAGGCATCGGACTTCTCTCAGGAAGATAAAGGCCGTAGAAACACGATTGTGAAACTCTTGGAGGAATGGGATCTTGTAAAGATTGTAGATCCAGATTCGATCAAAAAACTCACCGCCCCACTCAGCCAGGTCAAGATTCTTCCTTATAAAGAAAAGAAGGAATGGACTCTGGTTGCAAAATATAATGTGGGTCGCAAGGCAAAAACCTAAACTTTTTGGTTTACATATTTTCTCGTTGGTATACTATGGTATAGTTGAATCAAGGAGAAAATCATGGATATCAAGATGTATTCCTTCCCGCAACTGAAGCCGGAAGCCGCTGTTGAGGTCGAACATTTTGTTTACCAACTCGAGCGGAAGTACCGCGAAGGTGTGATTGACGAAGTTGAATTGACTTGGATGGACCAGGCTAACACTTGGCTCCTTATGTTGGATGAATATGCATGAGAGTGAACATCGGGCCTTATACCAGTGATTTGATTCCAGTTCGAAAGTGGGAAACTTCCTACGAAAGGATGCGCGCAAAGTCACTTGGTATTCACCAATGGGATTTTGATGAGAGTCATTATCAGTGGTATGATCGGGTTGCTGCTCGAATCTTTGATCGTCTTTATAGTCTTACGCGTCCCATTAATACATGGTCAAATAACCGAAAGCGTGATATTGACGTAGAGATTGATCACTATGATGTTTGGTCAGCTGACCATACACTCGCACTTATTATCCTTCCTCTTCTCAAAAAACTCAGAGATCATCGACATGGTTCTCCTCACGTGGATGATGAAGATGTACCAGAAAATCTAAGGTCGACTTCAGCCCCTCCTAAAGAAAATGAATGGGACACTGATGATAATTATCATGCTCGTTGGGTCTGGGCTTTCGATGAAATGATCTGGGCTTTCGAGCAGCATGCTATGGGATCAGAGGTTTGGGAAGATCAATTCATCCATAATTATGAACAACTAGAGATTCTTTGGGATAAGATTGATGATGGTGAATTTAAGAATCATTCTCAACTGAAACTTAATTATCAAAAGGATCCTTCCAAGCCACCATACTTCCGTGATGAAGAAGGCATCAAAGCACATCGTGAACGTATGGCAAACGGCCGTCGTCTCTTTGCTAAGTACTATGAAGGGCTGTGGGATTAATATGAGGAAGATAACTTCACTTTCATTTCTAGCCCTGGGACTTTATGTTGGACTCACTGTGTACAAGACACTTCAAGTCTACAAAAAGTTAGACTTAAACGATCTTTCCGATGCCTAATTGGTCAAAAAGAAC